AGATTATATAAGTTAGTCTAAGCTTGTTCTAGCTAATTCTCTAACTATAGTTATCATATCATTTTTTATTTCGCTAAACGTATCTATAAGATCTTCTCTTTCTTGAGGCTGTCCTTGGGCTTCTAATATGTCATAATCAAAAGCAGCTTCATCTACTTTTTTCTTATATTCTATTTTTAGATGATTATGTATAGTATGTCTAAGCTCTTCTTTAGATATCTCAGAATAATACCCATCATCTTCAAGCTTGCTTAATATGTTTTCTACATATATACTAAAATCCATAACTTACTCACATAATGCCGTATATTCACCTTCATTCTTCTTGGTAAAGACTTTAAGGCATGACTTATATTCTTTCACACATTTTGTTTTAGCTCTATTTAAAGTATCTTCGTCTTTCTGAACCCATTTCTTAGTTTTGTTCACTATCATTGGTTTAGAACATTTATTGTGAGTATAGTGATGGTGGTGATCATGGTCGCAACGATCTTGTTTTCTAAGCTCTACATAATTCATTGCGCCATCATTATGAAATAGTTCTTTAATATAGTATGCAAAGTGTTTATTGATACATCTTTCACCAAGTGTGTACGGATGCATAAAAGAAGCTGGACACCCATCGTGTAAAAATCCTTTTTCAGTAAAGAAACCTAATTTAAAACCTATTCTTTCAAGCCACTGAACAAAACCATCATGCATGGGTTTTTTAGTGTGACCTCTATTAAGAATACAATGCCCAAATTCATGAAAAACTAACTCAAGTCTTTCTGAAGGTGATTTATCACTGTTCCACCAGTCAATACTGATATCTACCTCATGAACTAGGTAATGACAAGTTCCTACAGTACTATCACTAGCATCATACTTTCTAAATCCCATTGAGAATCTTTTAAAGTGTTCTTCACTTACCTTACCGTCAGACATCATAATAAATTCTTCAACATATGGCTGAAACTCGTGATGAACTCCATCATATTCCTTAGAAAGTCTAACTTCCATGTTTGTTGCGCACGATGTTGTACTAAACATGATAAGTAAAATAAATATTAATTTTTTCATTTTCTCATCCTTTTTCTCATGAGACCGCACCTTGAGCAGTGCTGGTATTCTCCCTTACCTTCCCAACTATGGTTCATTAATCCCCATAAACATGGTTTATTCATGACAGCCATAAGCAAACAAATTAATACAATTAACAAATACACCATTACAAGATCTCAGCAGCTACATCAGCAAGCTCAGACCTCTCACATTTGGAAAGCGTTATATGAGCCGCCACTTTCTGATTTTTAAATTTCTCTATAACATATGTCAATCCATTATTAATAGAGTCTAGTTTTGGATTATCGATTTGATCAGGGTCTCCAGTCAAAATAATCTTAGTATTCTCACCAGCTCTAGATATAATGGTTTTAACTTCGTGTTTACTTAAGTTTTGTGCCTCATCAATAATAATATAGTGATCAGGAATACTTCTACCTCTAATATAAGTAAGTGCCTCAACTTTTAAGATACCTTCTTTAGCAAGTTCAAGGTATGCGTCAAAACTTCTTTTCTCCCCACCTTCGATATTAAATAGGTAATCTATGTTATCAAATATAGGCTGCATCCATGGACCAAGCTTTTCGTTAATATCACCTGGTAGATATCCAATATCTTGACCCATAGGAACTACTGGTCTTGATACTAAAAGTCTTTGGTACTTATTTTCGCTTATGGTTTTCTCTAATCCACAGGCTATAGCAAGTAGTGTCTTACCTGTACCAGCCCTACCACTAATTGTTACAAGTTTAATATTGTCATCGAGAAGGGCGTGAATAGCACATTTTTGCTCGACATTTCTATGTGTAATACCCCATACACGATTGTCTTTTCTAAGTCTTTTTTCAGAATTACCTTTCTTGTAAAACAGACCTTGATCAGAAAGCAAGAACTGGTTAGGCTCTAGATCGCCTTTAAATTCTTCACCTCTAGAATCTACAAGTCCGGTATAGGCTCTGTCGCAAACTATAGAAACAGGCTCGTACCTCTGGGTTTTAATACCAACTGCTTTAGCTTTTATGCTCATTAGTATATCATTAGTTACCAATACAGCCTTGGCTTCACGAGCAGCCTCAATAATTCTATCATCATTTACTGGAATACTTTCGTAGTCAGTGTGTATAAATTCAATATGTTCGAGTTTGTTTTTGTCTATAATCCTTGCAAACTCTCTAATATTTCTTCCTTTTTCTCCATTGTCAGTTTTATGTTTGTCTAATTCTTCTAATACGGTTGTTGTGATTAATACGGTTCCTCCTAATTTTGTCAAGCAGTATGGGTCTAACATTATTACATTCGTGTCAACTAGAAATTTTCCTTCCAACTTTTTCTCCTTTAATGAGTTTGAACCTCTTCCTGAGTTGTTTAACTTTATAATTTTTATATCTTTTATACATGGTCATAACCATCAAAAATACTATAAGTACTTGAAAACACATTAGTATTAGAATGTACCACGGCATTTCAAGCACTTAGCTCTTCCTCAGTAATCTTCTTGTTTTGGGATCTATTATAGTCTTTTTTGGACTTGAAGGCGTATCCACCTTTACAGGTGGGTTTTCTTGATTTGATGGGTTCTAATTTTTTTAGTAATTTCGATAACTTACGTCTTTTACTCCGTTTATCGCTCTTACTCCGCTTTTTTTTAGCCATTCTGAGCCTCTCCATTTAAAGATTGGGATAAATGCTAATCTTTAATATAATAATACCATTAAAAATAAATCCCACCTCAAATCAATCAAGGAAATTCGTAACATATGGCTTTTGATAGTTTAATAAGGGACGCACAAAATTTTATAGGAAATCAGCTCGGTGTCGGTGGTGACGCAGGGCAGACCTTTGGTGGTCTTCAAGATTTGCCTTGGGATATAAACGATCCCACAGAAGCTTTTTTTGCTCCTCAAGACATTGATACTAGAAGATGGGACCAACTGTACCCATATAGGTTGATAGTTATTGATGTGAGACAGCCTGACAGGATACTGGGCGGCACTAGTGGTGGGTCTCTAAGAAATAAGAGATCTAAGGTAGAAGCTCCTAATGGCGGTATTGAGTATGTTCTTACTCAGGAGATTCAAAATGGATCTTGGGAGTTTAACTTACCTATTACGCCTCAAATGTTGAGAATTCAAGATCAATTTGCTATTAATACATCTTCAACCATGCGTGGTATTGTAGAAGAGCATAATGGTGTTAAATATAAAATGATCAGTGCGTCTGGAACCACTGGTATATGGGCTCAGAGACCCACTGTAGGCGGTGTTCCTAAGTCTCCTACCTCTCTAGGTAGTATATTTGGAGGTACACTCACGCAGTTTAATACTGTATTAGATGACCTTCAGAGAGTTAAGAGAGCTTTTGACGGATCTCATCCTGCATCTGTATCAGATGCTCAGAGTCCTGGTGATCACCCATCCACTCTATTTTCAACTGGTTACTATCAAGCTATGCTTATGGGTCAGTTTTTAGAGAGATATGCTCAACTTAAAAAGAAACCAGAAGCAAAAAATTATAGATTAGTATTTGACATTCCTAAACAAAATCAAGCATTTATTGTTACTCCAATTAGTTTTAACTTGGAGCAGAACCAACAAAAACCAATGGAATATCAGTTTAGTTTCCAGCTTAAGGCTTGGAAAAGAATTAAACTTGACCCACCTCCTCCAGGTTCTCAGGAGCTACCACAGCTTGACGCTAATACTTTTCAACGTATACTTGGTACTATTAGAGAGACCAGGAGAGTTTTAGGGAATAGCATTAATCTTGTTAAGGCTGTTAGAAGTGACTTTCAAAGACCTTTGAACGTACTTAGACAAACAGCACTTGCTGTAAAGGATTTAGGTGGACTTGCATTTACCGTTATTGACTTACCACGTCAATTAGTGGATGATTTTAGCAGTTCGATTAAAGACTCTTTAAATATTGTGGCTAATTCTTTCCAGAGAGGTCCAGATGGTGGACCAGTGGGAACATCGGCTACAGGGGTCAGTGCAGGCGGTTTAAGAGCTAATACACAAGAGGCTAGGGCTGGTATTGCTATTAACCAAATTGTGGCTGAGAGTAGAAAGAATGAAGGTCTAAGCCAGGCTGCTGTACAAAGTGGAGCTTTAGGTATTGGGTCTGCTCAAACACTACAAACTGACCAAACAAGACAGATTTTTGAGAATCCTGAAGAATATTTCGATATATTTGATGCTATAAATACAGATGACCTTACATTATCTAGAGAGCAGCAGGAAAGGGTTGATGAAGAAATTGAAAGAGTACGACTCCTTACCGTTGCAGATCTAAAAGAATTTAGAACTGAGATTGAAGAGTTAATGTTAGATATTTCCAATAACTTTGGTGCTGGAGATGAAACATACTCTGATTTCTATAACAAACCAGACCCAAGAGATAGGGTTTTACCTATGTCTCTCGAAGAAAATGAGATATTAGCATCTTTGATGGAATCTTTACAGATGTACGATCTTTTAACAGCCACTTTGCAGTGGGATGATTTTTCAATAGAAAACCCATTACAATTCGTAGGTGGACTCGCTAATGAGGCTGGTATTGATTTTGACGTTACTCAGTCAAAACTATTGGTTCCAGTGCCATTTGGCTTAACAATTGAAGAGATTGCTGCTAGGTACTTAAATGATCCTGATAAGTGGGTTGAAATAGCTACGTTAAACAGACTTACCTCGCCATACATTGATGAGGAAGGTTTTAGTTACACTTTATTGTCTAATGGTGACGGTCGCCAGATAAATGTGGACGATACTGAGGGCAGGCTTTATATAGGTCAAACAATTGTCTTAAGAAGTGACAGTGTTCCTAAGTTTACAAGAAAAATTATTGATGTCGAGCAGATTGGTGATAATAATTATTTAGTTAGTTTTGATGGACTACCTAATTTAGATTCTTTGACTACGGCAGAAAATGCTACTATTCAAGGTTTCTTGCCAGGTACTGTTAATAGTCAAAATCAGATTTATATACCAGTAGAAGAACCTGCTGAAGAAGATGATAGAATTCAGACACCTACTCACTTAGAGGAAGATCAGCTTACTAGAATTTCTAAGATCGATTTTCTATTGACTGATAATGGGGATGTCGCTTTAGATCAGTTTGGTGATTTTAGACTTGCCAATGGTCTTACAAACCTTGTTCAGGCTCTTAAGCTTAAGGTTAGAACTAAACAAGGTACTTTATTGAGACATCTTGACTTTGGTTTAGGATTGGATCACGGTATTTCTGTAGCAGATATTGAAAATGGTGAAATAATTAACGCACTGAATAAAATGATCCAAGATGATCCAAGATTTAGTGCAATCGAAAGAATAAGTATAAGACTTAATGGTGCAACACTAGCCATAGATATGGCGGTTAAAGTGGCTAATGGAACTGGTGTGGTTCCAATAACTTTTGACTTGTAGTGTGGTATTATATAAATAAGAGGGATTAATATGTCAGGAACTCCAACTCCAAAATCGTATGAGCAAATTCTCGGTGATATGCTGAGAACCTACGTTGCTAAAATTGGTGTTAACGACTTAAACACAGGGTCGGTAGTAACCTCTTTCTTTGAGGCAGTAGCTCAATCAGTATACAGAGCATCAGCCGATAACTTCTCTATACTTAGAGATTTCAACGTAGACAGGGCAACAGGGGAAAAGCTCAAAAGAATTGCAGAAGAAGAAAATATCGCCATTTCAGGTGATAAGGTAGCTACAGGTACTGTTACTATCCGTGATAGTTCTTTTGAAAAGATTGCTACCAAAATATATGCTGGAGATAACCCTCCAAATATCGGTTCAAGTATTATCCGTGTTTCAGATGCTTCTGAATTTCCTACTACAGGTCAAATTTATATTGGTCGTGGAACTCCTAACGTAGAGGGTCCACTTGATTATAGTGCTACTACTCAGGTAGGAGGCTTCTGGGAACTTACTCTTGTTAACCCAACAACAAAATTTCACAATATATCTGAATCAGTAATCCTAGCTCAGGGTGGGGTTCGTACTGTTTCTGCTGGTGAGGTAGTATCCTCTCCTGCTTCAGGTGCTTCATCTGATATTAATTTTACCCTAACCCAGCAAGCTGTAATTCTTGATGGTGAGAACGTAATTACAAACGTACCTGTTGCTGCACAAATTCCAGGCAGTGAAGGTAACGTACCTAGAAATGCCATTAAGCGTTTTGCTGCAACACCTTTTACTGGTGCTACGGTTACAAACGACATTGGTTTTAATACAGGTAAAAACTCAGATACCGATGATGAAATTAGATCTAAAATTAAAAGAGCCAGGATTTCTCGTGGTCTTGGTACAGCAATTGCTGTAACTTCTTCTGTGCTAGGTGCTCAAGCTCCAGATGAGAATGCTACAGTTACATCTAATGAAATATTCTCTGATGGTGAGAAAACTACACTGTTTATCGATGACGGCACTGGATATGAAGAAGCTGCTGCTGGTACAGGTCTAGAATTTATTGTAGACTCTGCATTAGGTGGTGAGAGATTTTTCAAACTTGCTACAGGAGGTCGTCAGACTTCAGTAGCTAAAGCATCTTTACTTTCTAACGAAACATCTCCTTTTAGCATTAGCCCTAATGACAGGCTTGCTATTTTGGTAGGTGGAGATATTAGCGAACATGTTTTTAATGAGGGTGATTTTAGATCAAACGGAAACGCTACTGCATTTGAAGTTGTTGCTTCTATTAATGCAAACCCAAATATCACATTCTCAGCTCGTACTATTGATAACGGAACTAGAATTAGTATCTTTGCAAGAGAAGAGCTTGATGAGTTTGTGGAAAAGACAAGTCCTACTACAGGCGGTGACGCAGGTGATGCACTAGGTCTTCCTGCTGGTGAGATTCAAACGCTAAGACTTTTTAAAAATAAACTTCCACTATCTAGAAATGGTCGTGTTGCCCAGGTAACTTCAGAAGAACAAATTAACTGGTCAAACACTATCGCTGATGGCGAGACATTGATTATATCAGTAGATGGTACTAATGAAATAACTTATACTTTTAATGATTCAGACTTCCTGGCTGAAGGTACTCACGTAACTGTTGATAAAAATAACTCGTTACAATCATGGGTTAATGTGATTAACGAAAAAGTTACAGGTATTACAGCTTCTATTAATGGAAATAGAATTGTCCTTAATTCAAACTTAGGTCAGACATCTAGAGCAGAACTTGCTATCAATAATATATCTACCTTAGTTAATAAAGGTGTGTTTTCACTTGCCCAAGGACTTACGGCTCAAGGTAAGGAGTCTGACTTTACACTATCAAGAAACACAGCTCAATTTAAACTTTCTCAAGCACTTGAAGAAGGCGATAGTCTTAGTGCTGGTACTGAATTTACAAAAGGTAGTTTAGATTCAGCACCAATCCTTGGTGGGAGTATTACATTAGTTAACGATGCTTATGTGTGGTTTTTAATTGATAATAAAGACGCTATATTTGTCAACACTGGTGTTACGGCAGATACAACAATTACTGTTACTAAGCCATCAGCTAATATCGTCAGATATGAGTCTAATAATGCCACAGCATTTGATAATGTAGAGGTAGGAGATTGGGTCATAATTTGGTCTGAGGATTTAGCAGCAGGTAATAGACTAGAAGCTAGAGTTCAAGCTAAGACAAGTAGTACAATAGATCTCAAAGTAACCCCTAATGAATTCGTAACGGCTGTTGCTGAAGGTCCAATTGTTTGGAGTGAAGGTATTGCTATTGTGAGAACAGATAAAGCTGTTCAAAAAACTAAGATACCAGCAGGTGCTTATAATATTAACACTATTGCAAGTCTTTTGGGAGATTCCTTGGTAGGAGCCACTTCTTCAACTGAAAGCGATGAGATATTAATAGTAACTACTGAATCAGAAGATACAGATGGTGAGGTTTTTGTTGTTACTTTTAATGACCCAGCAAAAGCTCTTAATTTTACTGAAAATACTAGAGGTCAAAGTGAAATCTCTCTATTTGCTTTCTATGAAAGTGAAAGTTCAGATTCAGACTTTCCTTTGTTTGTTCATAACCTAATTACTGACGATACTGACGCAGATCCGCCAAATTCTACTATAGGTGATTTTGATAGTGCAGTAGACTTGGCTGTGTTGGGTGTAGATCCTAACGTAATCGTATCTTTTTTAGAGCCTCTAACTGCAATTCAAGAAAGTATGGCTTCAAAAGAAAGAAATCAAATAGATTCTCTATCTGGTTTGACTGTAAACATCAGTCCTTCTCAATTAATTAGAAGACTTAGACAAAACGATAGGTATTATATAGCTGATACTTTTCAGTTTACTGCAAATGATAGTATTGTTGTTATTTTAGATAACGATCCCTCAGAGAAAACATTCCCAATCAATATGTATAGAACTGCTGAGGTCAATAATACTATGGGTATTAACTCAAATAACTTCAGAGCTTATGATGTAGACTCTGGTGCAGGTATTGAATTTGAACAGTTCTTTGGTGGTACTTTTGACTTTAAAAATTATAAAGTACTAATGAAAGCAAGAAATGTACTTCATCCTACTAATCCTTTGGTAAATGAAGACGCTATTCTTTATAGATCTGCTGAGTGGGGATTGGCTGGTGAAAGATACAATGTAGGCTATACGTATCCTACAGTAGCTAACCAAGAAATTGGACACAATATTTTTATTACTGACAAGACAAGTGTAAGAATCAATCTTAAATCAGGAAATCCAATATCTAATAATATTGACGGAACTACTGAGTGGGATGTTACAATTACCACTTTCGGTACGTATGATGAGGTAACGTACACTTGGAACGGAACTGGTACAGCTCCTACAATTGATGCTGCACTATCTTCAGGCGGTTATGCTACTATTACTGATAATGGAGAGTTTGATCCAGCTAACACAGGTACTTTTAGAGTAGATTCTGCCACAGCCTCTTCCTTTACTGTTATTAGAGAAGTTGGAGCTGCTGTCGCTGAGATTGATAGAGCAACACTTACTTCTACTACAATTAACTTATTTGAAAATAACGATACCACTGCTGATGAAATTGTAACTTATGTTACTGATAATCTTGCTGATTACTTAACAGCAGAACTTATTGATGATAATGGATTGACTGGTGCAGGTGTTTTAGCTAAGTCTACAGAGGAAGATACAGATTTTACCGCTACAGGAATTGATTTGTTTGACGGTATTAACTGGATTGAAAATAGTGATTTAGACGCTGTAGCTCCAACGTATCAATTTAGACTTAAACAAGCCCTTACAATCCCTAGTTTTACCACAGCAACAGCTAATGCTTACGCATTTAATGCTGGTGAGCAAATTAGATTGATCCCCACTACCGCAAGGCAGGTTGTGGATTTTATGAACATCTTAGCCGTAACTGGTATCACAACACTTGCTCAGGTGACTACATCTGAAAGAGAAAGTAAAATTCAATTCAGAACAGATCTTTTAGGGTCTAATGGTGTTGTCCAAGTTACTGGCGGTAAAGGTAATTCTGCTGATGCTCAGGTTTTACAGGCTGCTTCTAGAGTACCTGATACTGAATTCATGAATACGGTAATTTCTAAGAGTTCTGGAATTGGTTTTGAAGCTGGTCAGTGGGTTAAATTAAGTGCCGCTCAAGCTCAAAAGAAAGATGTAGGACTTGCTTTTGCTACTACTGTAAGTTTTGAAGATAACGTACCTACAGCAGGACAGACTACTATAACTCTAGCAAATAGAGATGAAGGTAATCATTATTTTGGTGAGCCTAGAAATTTCTTTAGAGATAGAGGTAGAACTTTTCATGTCGAAAAACACGGTAAATTGGTATGTGTTACTTGGGATGGAACTGGATCTGCTCCAGTATTTAGCAAAACTGTTGAGATAAACGATGGTGCTGCTGACATTTCAGTTGATAAAAATGATGATACAGGATTTACAGAATATACTGTAGCCTCAGGTACTGTAAACTTTATAGAAGCTCAAAGAGGTGATATTTTCACCATATCTGGATTATCTGTTGCAGAAAACAACGGTTCTTTCAGAGTTATAGGTACATCTGATGACGGAACTACTATCGTAGTAGAAAATTCTTCAGGTGTAGACGCTATAGCCGAGTCTTTAATTGCTGGCAGTATGTCTGTTTCAGCTAAAATTGAAGAAGGTGATACAGTAATAATTGGAGATCCATTTGCTACTCTTAACCAAGGTACTTTTAGAGTTATTAGAACATATGAAAATTCTTTTTATATCGAAAATGAAAATGCTGTAGAGGAAATTGTAGATGTGGTAGATAACCTCAGATCTTTAGGGTTTGACGGCACTACTCAATTTGATGTCGTAGCCACTGGTGGTATTATGAGAGTTGAATGGGATACTAACGGAACTCAGCCGGATTTAAGTGTTGCTAGGATGGGTGATGTAGCTACATTCGGTACAGACTTTAACGCTGATAATCAAGGTGAATTTTTAGTAGTTGACTCTGGAGATAATTTTGTCGAAGTTGTAAATGCAAAAGCAGTAAATGAAACAGGTCTTACTATTTCAGATGTTTTTGAAATTCACACCCCTTCTCTTAAGTTTTCTGAATATGACGTTACAGTTGTAGGAGACAGGTTCATTGTATCTGGTGATGTATTTGACGGTGATAACATTGGAGAATATGTAATTATAGATATTATATCTAAGGAAAAGGCTATTGTAGGCTCTATTCTAGCTCCCAAGACAAATGTACAGCTAGAAGAGAAAGCTATTCAGGTATATGTAGAAGAATCACTCCTATACTCTGGATATAAGAAAATCTACAATAAAACTGTAGATCCTGCTAATAGTAATAGAACTATTTTAACCTTCGATACTGATGAGCAATTTTTAAAGGTTAATAAGGACGCTGGGGAAATTACATTCAGCTCAATTGGTAAATTGAACTTTCCTACACAGGTCAAGCGTGGTCTTGATTCTTATAGATACAACACAGGTCTTATTGCAGAGTCAAATAGAATTGTTTACGGTGATCCAAGAGATAATGTAACATACCCTGGTGTTGCTGCTGCTGGAGCTGAAATCTTTATTGAACCACCTCTAGTTAGAAGAATTGAGGTAGGTGTAGGTGTACGTGTTAATACAGGTATTCCTTTTAGTAAGATTGTTGAGCAAGCTAGAAATAATATCGCAGCACTTATCAACTCTAACGATGTAGGTGTTTCTATTGCGATTTCTGATATTGTGGCTGTTGTTAATAGTATTCCAGGTGTTAAGGCTGTTTCTGTAACATCTCCTCAATACGATATCAATAACGATGTGATTGTTGTAAATCCAAGTGAAAAAGCACTTATTTTAGATATCGTTAACGATATTACTATTTCTAAGGTTGAGTAATGGCAAGTACTAGAGATAAGGAAAAGCAGAGGCTTAGGCAGTATTTAAACCCTTCTGTTAGGGGTGAAAAGACTGACGCTATCTTAGAAGCCTTAGCTGGTGGTCCTTTACATTTAATAGACAATGTAGAAGCTGTTAATGATCAGTTATATATTGTAACGGCTGATGGTAGATATCTTGATGAACTATTAGCTGGTCGTAATCTTACTAGACCAGACAATATTGGTCTTTCTGATGAAGTCTTTAGGGAAATTGGTATTGAGGTTTCTACTCGTAAACAGGTTGTAGATCTTGTTCATGAAATCCTCAGGGTAATGTATGGTCATGAATTTGTAAGAGCTACAGTATTCTCTGAAGAATTTGAGACTTATGATCTAGACGATGGTGATACATTGATTATTCAGTATGATGATCAAGAGCCTGTAGAAGTTACATTTACAACAAATCAATTTACAAATATAAACTCAGCTACAGCTCAAGAAGTAGCAGATGCTATTACGAAAGAAATTAGAAGGCTAGGTAAAACAGGTGCTGCTGTTGCCAGAGATGATGGTAATGGTGGGTATGTTTCACTTATATCTGAAACCAATGGACCTTCCTCTTCAGTAAGAGTTCGTGGTGGTAAAGCTCAAAACAAGCTAAAGTTTTCTGAGATCAGACCTACTGGTGGTGTAGCAGCTACTCAATGGACGTTATCTCAAGAGCCAGGTGGTGTAATTAGAGCTACTTGGTCTGGTGGACCAAACCCATTTATTGGTGTAGTTCAAAAAGATGACTATGTAAATATATTTGGTTCTGCTTTTGATAGTGCAAATCAAGGTACTTTCACTATTACAGAAGTAAGCGGTGGTTTGGTAGGTGAAGCTTATGTAGAATGGGAAAATCCTGCTGGTATTCCTGAAACAACACTACAAGGTACTGATGAGGGTATTTTATTTTTTAACCCAAAAAGATTCACTTTAAATTCTAAAGTTAATTATGCTGCTGCATATCAAACAGAAAATAGATTATTAGAAGTATTCGTACCTGCTACAACCAGAGTTGTAAGACGTGATAGACAAGGTGCTGCTCACTTACACGATACAGGTCCATCTGATCTAGATCAACTTGGTCCTTATACATTTGATCCAGCCAAGCCATATTTGATTGGTGGGGAAGAGTGTAATACAACTGAAGACATAGATGAAAACACAAGTCTTATTATTGAAGTAGACGATGCTTCAGATATACCTGATGATCAAGGTAAGCTTATATTTGGTTTTGGAACTTCAAAAGAAGAGGGTCCAGTACCTTATATATCTAGACCATCAACTACTCAAATATTAATTAACCCATCTTATTCTTTTCAGAATGTACATAGTGCAGGAACTAATATATCCTTAGTGGCACAAGATTTTCCTTATGATGTAGCAAGAGATGGCTCTGATTATCCCTTTTATATTACAGACGTTGTATCAGGTCGTATATATGCTCAGGACTTGATTAATCTGGTAGCTGCTACAGGTATACAGGTCGTTATTACAGTGTTGTACCCGAACGACATAGGGTTAGCTAAATGGGGTACAGAATTCTCAGATAAATTTTACGTCTGGGGTGAAGATCCAGTTTAGGAGTTTAAATGTCTCAATCAGTAGTATTGGCAGGAGCCAATTGTAAATTGTTCATAGGAGGAAAGCTTTACCCAGAGGTACAGCAGATATCTTACACCATTGATTATGGTGAGTCCGAGACATATGGTATCGATTCTCCATTTGCTCAAGAAATATCTACAGATAGAATATCAGTTCAAGGATCTATTTCAGGATTGAGATTAAAATTATCCGGTGGACTACAGGGTAAGGACGCTACAACTAAAATTAACCAAAGATTAATAGCTCCATATGTTTCAATTGAAATCAGAGATAGACAGTCAGATACTAAACTTATATTTATTCCACAATGCAAAGTAACCAACGAAAATGTTCAGATCAGTGCAAAGGGAATTGTTAAATTGAATTTTAACTTCAAAGGTATTATTCCGTATAATGCTCTTGATATGAATTAATATCGTTTGGATTATAGTCTTCAAGCATGTTTCTACTTATTTTGTCACCATAAGTCATTGGTATTCCAAAAAACAATGCAAATAAGACAAATGGTGTTATTAGTAGTAAAATAAGTTCTAGCATAACTATCTCCCTAGTACATATGTTACTACAAAATTAATCGCTAAGCAAGCCATCCAATACACTGCTAAGCCCCAGTTTTTATTGTAAAAATAACTAAAAATAGCTCCTACCTGCAATATCATCATAATATTTACAAATAAATGTTGTTTAAGCATTTTCCCACCACGCATTTTCTTTTTCTATATCTTGTAAGTATAAGGAAACAACCTCAGCAGCCTCAGCACATGTGTACATGTTGGTTTCCATATGTGTTACGTATCCCCAAGTTGTATAAGGGCTTCTTTTACTTAGTTCGTTAGGTTGTTCGCACAGGTGCGTAATAATGAGACTAATAATAGAATCATTAGGATTGTACCAAGCGATAAGTGTCCTATCATTAATAGTAATTTCTTCCAAAAGTTTCCATCCATCTTGTTCCTCTATAGGGTTTCTAAAATCCATTAAGCATCTCCTAAATCAGTCTTACAGTCCTTGCAAATCCAAAATTTCATAGTAGCACTTATAATAACCTTTTTCTTGTTCTTGTGCTTACAAGTAGCCTCTTTAGGTATTGGAGGTGGCTCATCTTTTTCTTTCTTTTCTTCTTTCTTTTTGCTGGGATATTCTAAATCTTTGTCTGTTGGGTAATTAACAAAATGTGGTGGAAAATAAAATCCAAAATCATCCTCATCATCTTCTTCATCAATATGAGCGTCATTGACAGAGCCTAACATCTCTTCAAATTCTTTTAATAATTTTTCCTCATCGGTCAAATCACGAGACATTTTTTTGCCCCTCTAGTCTCCTCACAAGGTCTTTGAGCTATAAGTATGTCTTTTTCTAGTTTTACAAATCTTTCTTCTTGAGGATTTGCTTCATATGCTAAATATTTGAATCTATTACCAGTACATGCCACACCATATGTAAAAACCTCCATATCTTCTGGAAATTGTTGAAGCTTCTCTATAAGTTCTTTGACTTTCATTCGACATCTCCTAAATCAGCTCCACAGTTTCTACACGCCCAAAATTTGAGGTTGTTACTAATAATATTCTTATATTTTTGCGGTTTTTCGCAACATTTCTTTATTTCAGGAAATCCATAGAAATCTTCGGCTTTTATGTTTAAATCCTTACCTTGAGGTACTATTAATCTTCCTCTCATTGTACTGTTGTATTTCTTTGTATCCTCAATCCACTTGGCAAAGTCGGCTTTAGGCTTCTTGTCTTTACTCTCTTCTTCCACTACATCCCCAATAGGATCTCCTGTAGGCAGTGCGTCACGCTTAGACCACCCACCATTGTCGTAAGTATTTGAATATACGTCAGTTGACCTTTTTTTCTTTGCTTCTTTTTCTAATTTGTCCATTTTTACCTCCATAATACGATATTATCATAATCTACTCTAAAAGGCAATCTTTAATACAAGTCCTCAATAGCAATCTTTAAATAAATGCCCACCTCATATTACCCCAAAAAAATTGTACAATTTCATGGTATTATAAGGGTAGAGATATAGGA